AATGAAGTAACTTCTGCTTCCCAATAATCTATTGCACCATTATCAATCATTTCATTATCTACACCCACAATAGGTTTAAGTGGTTTTTTAAATACAGGCATTCCATATTTATCTATAAAACCTTCCATATTCCATTCCATGGGTATAAACAAAGAATACATACCACTTTTTGTTTGACCATTAGCATTTCTACTTTCTACATTTGAATCTTCAAATAGTTTTTTAAAATTACCACCACCTTTATTTAATGCATTAGAAGTAGACCCCATCAAACACTTACCAATAATTTTACTTCCTAATCTTAAACATGTTTTTGTTACACGCCAATTATTTAATATATTATTTGGTTTTATCCACTTACCACTTTCATCATGTACTAATAATAATAGCTTCTCACCATCATAAGAGTTATCATCAGTATTCTTCCAATCTATTGTAGTATCTAATCCATATAACTCTTCATTAGCCACATCATACATATTTTTTTTAGTAATCTTAGATGCAGGTATTCTAAATGCTAATTCTGTTTTAGGTTTGTCCATACCATCTTGTATAGGTTTGAAAAAAAATGGTAGTCTACTAGATATTGGAACTACTTTGTCAGTAAACATTTTTTTTGCATCAGAACCGGTTTTAGATAATATTCCAACTCTTGAATCTTTAGCTAATGTTCCTACATTAACACATTCAGAAGAGCCCATGTATGAAAAGCCTGAACGTCTTATTTTTAAATAAGTCATTCCAAAACTTCTTTTATCTGCACGACATGCTTCCCAAAATAAAAAGAATATTCTATTTGCTTCTCTATAATCAGGATAACCCACATCAATACTTGTCCATTGTAAATACATATAGTGAGAGCCTGTAATATAAGTGGGGTTGCCATTATTCATAAACCAATAACCATCTTCACGTTTATCAAACTCAGACTCTATATAATCTACCCACCTAGATTTAAATTCTTTAGGTGCATTATTCCATTGAAATATAGATTGTATTTTAGATAATGGTTTAGGTATTTCTATTCTTTCCCAATACTGTTTAGGTTTATCTTTATCTCTTGAATAACAATTTTTTGGAGCAGGTGGTAATCCAATTGTAAGACCTGCTATTTTTATTATATCTCCAACTTGTCCTGTTTTAGAAATGTTTACAAAATCATATTTCTCATTGTAACCATAAATCCATGTCTTACCTCTATTCTTATTAGTAAGAACACGTTTAGGTATATATTCTTCTAATACCTCATACAGTTTATTTGGAGCGTCTTTCTGCAAATCCTTGTTTAGTATCTATTTGTTTATTACTTCTTAAAGCTTGTAAACTTTCTTCTTCATTATCTATTCTATTTAATATTTCAAAAGCATCAAAAATAGCTAACTTTTTAGTAGCTGCTGCATTTTTTAATCTATCCGCAGCCAACTCATCTTCGGGGTCAGGTTTAATAATTTCTTCTTTAGCAACTTTAATAAGTTGCTTAACAGCTTTTCTTCCTGCTTCAATTATTTGAGTTTTTAATTCTTTTGAGTTCATAGTTTTATTGTTATTTGATGGTCATATATTCTATATAACAACTCTCCATCTACATAAAATTCATATTCACTTTGAGGAGTAAAACAAACAACATCTCCATTTTTTATTCCCTGTTCTTGTAAATATTTATTTGCATACTTCATCTTTCCTGTTAATTGTTGAAAGGCACAATTTTTCTCAATATACATATCTTGAACTACAGGAATAGGTTTTACAAAACAATATCTATCATAAGTTTTCCATTCATTATTGTTTTTATATAAAAAAAACTGCTCTCTATCAATTAAAAAAACATCATCTTTAAAAAAACTTCTACCACTTTTTTGCCTACCATACATATCATTATAATATTTAAAAACATTATGGTGTACTAATAATGTATCTCCTTTTTTAATAGGACCTGTATACCCAAGAGGTGTTTCAATTACAATAGCTTCTCTATTAGAAAACTTGTGGTCTTCTTGAGAAGAACTAACAATAAAATCTATTCCACCTATTTCTTTTGTATTATTATACCTCCTATTATTAACAGGTCTAACTATAAAATCTGTTGGTGATTTCATTCAAAAAAAATATTATACTCAATAGATATTGGCATAGTATTAGTAAATTCTTTCCATAACATTACTTCATCATCCTTATGAATCCATATTTTTATAGCACCTTTTTCGTTTTTAATTAAATGTATAGTATGAGAACCATTAAGAACCTCTTGTCCTACTATATAATGCATAGCTCCTGACTTATAATCAGGACCTATAGAAATCTTTCTAATATCCATTTTATTTAATTTAAATAAAAAATATAACTATGGAGTTACAACTTTAACCGCCCCTCCTGTTCTATATAACTGACCCGTTACTAATCCTCCTGCTAATGCAGCAGCGTTGTCAGCATATTCAGGTAAAGTTATAACTGCACCTGTAGAACCTCCACCTAATAAACTCAACAATTGTTGTCCTGTAAAGTTTTTTGTTTTATTACTATCATTTACATCTGTACCTATCAGCATATCTGATAAAGCAGGAGATGCTACTTGTGCATAAGAACTTATTTTAGCCATTTACTTTTTCTTTTTTTACTTTAGTTATTTCACCTGTTTCCACATTAATTTTAGCA